TAATTGCTTCTTTTGTGTCTTCTAAAAATGTTTCGGAACTTGTAAAATCTCTATATGGATTGTTGTCATATCCAACTATTGTGTCCCCTTCATAATCAAAAGGTTCGTTTCCAATTAAATGTCTATATTCCGCAAAATCTTCTGTTGACATTCCAATAACATCCCCAAGGTCAGATTTTAAATATATTTTAGTTGGCATTCTCAAAATATTATCATCCCAATCAAAACCATACAAACGTAGATTTTTTTTCTCTACCATTTCTTTTATAATCTGTCTAACTAAAATTTTGTAATTCATAACAATAAATATATCGTAAATAAAAAATGGGGGTCAATAACCCCCACTTTCTTTAATTTATTTATTTTATCACACATCTTCAAATGAAGCACCGGTTGGTGTAATGTAGAATGTAATGTCAATAAATTCAAGAGACCTTGTTGGTTTGATATAGATTTTACCAACTAATTGGTTTTTATCTAAGTCTTCCGTATCACTTGAAACAGTTACTCGGAAATCGTATAAACCTCTATCTCTTCTAATTGCATCCAAGATTGGATTAACAGCGTTTAAGAAGTCTTGTCTTACTTGTTCGTCGTTTTGGTCAAATAACAATCTTACAGATACAGCAGAAATTAATTTTCTTGCTTGCAATAACAACCTTCTTACGTTGATTCTGTCAAGGGCAGATTCTCTAACTTGAAGAGTTTTGTTACCCCAGATTACAGTACCTACGTCAGCAAATGTTGCAATTGGATTAACTCTACCAATATATAAAGTATCTCTATCTTCTTGTGTCAACTTTTTACGAGCTTTAATTGAATTAACAATACCACGAGTATAACCAGCAGCTGCGAACCAAGGGAATGCTATATTATCAGTAAGTGCTAAGTTTCTTGTAACTTCAGCTGTTGCTGGAATATAGATTTGTGTATTGTTTACACTATCTCTTGTTAATACCCAAGGGTAATATGTTGCAGTATAGTTAGAATCAATTCCTGTTTCTTCCAATATGTCAACAGCTTCTTGTGGGTAAATTAAACCATCGGTTCCAGTTGTTGTTGGTAAGAATAAGTTATAGTCCGGTAATGTTGTAATATACAATGAGTCAGCTCTTTCATTTTCAATCATATCAATTGTATTTTCAACTAAATCAGAATTGTTTTGAACATCAATACCTGGTGTTACAAACACATTGATATTTACAGCCTCTGGGTTTGCAAATGATCTAATACCTAATAAATAAGCGTAGTAGTCAGTGTTACCCCAATCTCTTGTTCCATCACCAATTGCAATTTGTTTAAATGCACCCCATCCACTAGCATTTGGGTATCTATCAGTAGGACAAGCTCCATTAAGGAATCCTTGACGACCTAATGTATATCTATCACCGTTAGTTCTATATTCTCTATAAATGTCCCATCCGTCAAATCCACCTTGAACAAACAAAGTAAACTTACGAGCAAATAATCTGTAATATGGGTTAGTATCAAGAGTCGGTTCAGAACTAAATGGTGCATTACCAACATAGAATCTTGGTGTACCACTTGTTGTAAATGGACCACTAATTGTAATACCACTAGCGTTTCTATCCATATGGTATCCTCTTGTTTTTGTATTCCAATCAAATCCATCTATATCACAAGTAGAAATTGGATTTCTTTTTCCTTTGTATTCAAAGAAACTTGAATCAAATCCCCAGAATGAACCAAGACCTAAATATGTTCTTCTAATATTATCTCCACCAGATATTAAAGCGTCATCAGCTCCTGTTGAGAATCCAAATGGTGGATTATAAATAATTTCACCAGGGAAATCATATTTAGTTTTATAAATTGGGAATGGAGATACAACACCATCATATTGTCTAATTACATAACCATCAAACCCACAAGGAAGTGCATCAACTGGTGCATCCTCATTCATTTCAACCATAACGTATTTAGATTTCAATTCATATTCACCATCTAATGTACCAATTTTCTTAGCAATAAAATTATTTTGTGAAGGATCCATAGAACAATTTGTAAATTTCTCAATTACAATTGGGTTTGAATCGGTGTCATAATAATCTCTAACTAAAACAGTAAATGTTTGATTAGCAAATGAAATATCAGCAATTGAAAGTTTAACTTCTGTGTTTGCTGAATTACCATCAGATATTGTATAAAACTTAAATAAGTTAAATACTTTAGAACCTCTTAATTCAGATACAACCCAAGGTGATGCTGGTGATTGGTATCTATCTAAATACCACCCAATAGAATCACTTTCACCACTTTGTGCTGAATCAAGCGCTACAATTTGTGATGATAAACCTCTAATATAACCTTTTCTCCAAGCATAATTTAATAATGATTGGAATCTTTCTTCTAAGAACAATGGGTTAACATTTCTTGGTTTACCAAAATTACTTGACCCAAATACTTTTGAAATGTATTGAGCATCAGAAATACTAAATGATGTTTCAAAAGTGAAATCAGTACCTAAATCATTTGTTGCATTAATAACAAATGGTAGATATGGATTTTTCGCAACACCAGAATATTCACCACTCATATTTAATGTTACTTTAGTAATATCACTAATTTCATAAACAGGGTTATTTGAATCTGAATAATTCGCAATACCTCTAGATCTCAATGTTGCAACCACTAAATTATCATAATCAGTATATGATGTTCCTGTATAGTAATAAATTCTACCAACTACTTGTCCAGAATAACAATCAACATTTACCGGAGTTGGTGTCGGTGTTGGTGACACAAACGGTTGTGGTGTAACACAAGGGTTTACCGGAGTTGGTGTCGGTGTAGGTGTTATTGGTAATGTTGTAGTACTTGTAACAACAGGGTTAATAAAAGTTAAACCACTTACAATTGACCAAAATGAAAAACCACTATAAGCGCCACCACCATTATTATCAAATAATGCATAATACCAAGGATCATTAAATGGTGATGTTAAATCTGTTTGATCTAACGGAACCGCAGGCACTTGAAATACATTAGTTTGCGCTGTAAAACCGGCATTTGTTAAACCGCTATAATCAGCACCATCTACTGAACCAAAATAACTAATTGTTTCGTTTTCCGCATTAATATTACTAGAATTTAAAACACTAAAAACTAATGATTTGATATTATCATCAAGTGTACTTAAAGAACCATTAAATGTTTCGTATTGTTCTGTTAAAATGTTTTTTATTTCATCTGGAAATTGATCAAGATCTGGAAATGAAATTGATTGAATGCCACTTGTACAACCTGTAAAATCAACAGCAAATGTTATTTCATATGGTTGATTACAAGCTGGTTCACAATTAACAACCGTTGGGTCTAAACACCATACACCAATAGTTGTTGGGTCTACATTCGCTTGTGTTACAATTGACCAAGACGGGCCAGCATCATAACCTGATAGTCCCAATATTCTTGTAACAAATAATTGACTTGATTGTTGTAAGTAAGATTTTGCGATATACGCAGCTTCGTACTTTGGGATTTGAGTATTCACAAATTTTTCTGGTGAAGTACCGCCGAAGTAGCTCTGAAATTCGTCGTAGCTTTTTACAAAGATTGGTTCAAAAGCAGGGCCTTTTAATGTCTCCCCCGCAATACCCAATGTGGTTACACCAACACTTTGTGCTACAAAACTCAAATCAACTTCCGAAGTATAGACACCTGGTGATACAAATACTTTACTGTTTGTTGCCATGTTTTGTTTTAATTATTAGATTTATTTTTTAATATAAATATTCATTGTTTTGGCAAAAACTTTACTTATTTTAAACTATTTATATTTTGGTAAGATTTTTTTCTACCTTTTTTCTACCTATGGATAAAGAACCCAAGAAGATAAAAAATTTGAAGATATCAATTGAAGTTCACGATGTCTTGAAGAAGTATTGTGACAAACGTGGTATAAAAATGTATAAATTTTTGGAGAATTTAATTTTAGAAAAATGTAAGGAAAAAAAGGATATTTACGGTGAATGATTATAACAATTCTTGTGTAAATATTATCTTAGCACTATCCGATGATATATCTTTTGTTATTTCTAATGTTAACACATCTTTCGTATTAATTTGTATTTCGGTAACGCTATT